CGTGGGATCAAGATGAAGGAAAGCAACTTGCTAACATTATGCAAGCTATTGAAAACACTAGGGTCAAGTTTAATAAGCGAGCAACTGTCAGCAGTGTAAGGGAGTCAGCATGAGTAATGTAGTCATTGACATTGCAGCAGAATTTACTGGAAAAAAAGCATTTAAGCAGGCTGACACAGCAGCTGCAAAGCTCACTAAAAGCATTGCTAATGTTGCTAAGGGATTCGGCATTGCCTTCTCAGCTAGAGCATTAGCGCAATACAGTAAGCAAGCAGTCAATGCTTTTATTGCCGATGATAAAGCGGCAAAGGTTCTTTCCCGTACCCTTAACAATCTTGGTCTGGCTTTCGCTGACCCAGCAGTTAAAACATTTATAGCAGATTTAGAAAAGCAATACGGCGTTCTTGATGATCTTCTCCGTCCTGCCTATCAGAAGTTAATTACCACAACTGGAGATTATCGTAAGTCACAAGAGTTATTAAGAACTGCTCTTGACCTTAGCGCGCAAAGTGGTTTTGATGTTGTTTCTGTAACGGATGATATTGCAAGGGCATACGCGGGCAACACTAAAGGTTTACAAAAGTATGGTCTAGGTCTAAGTAAAACCCAACTAAGCGCAATGTCATTTGAAGAAGTCCTGCTTAGAATTGCAAAGATTTCTAGCGGTCAAGCAGCTCTAGCTGCTGACACTTATTCTGGAAAACTAGACAAACTTAATGTTGCAGCTGCTAACGCGTCGGAAACTATCGGCGGAGCATTGATTGATGCTTTCGGTACATTTGCAGGCAATGGCGATATAGACAAAGCAATTGGCAAGATTGACTTCTTTAGTAAGCTCTTGGCAACTATTATTTCTCCTAAACTTATGGAACAGGCTTTAAGTGGGGTTGATTTCAAGTTCGGAATTATTCCAACTTTGAAAACACCTAACACAAATCGATCTGCAAGCCCAGCAGGAACCTATGCTAGGAATCAAGCAGAGATGAAGGCTGCCGCTGCCGCCAAGAAGCAGCAAGCCGATATGCTGGCAACCAATAAAAAGACATTAAAATCCCAGCAAGATGCATTAAAATTGGCTAAGGCTAAAGCAATATTTGACATCCAAAAGATTCAGATTGAGGCAGCTCTCAAGGGTAAGATTTCAGAAGAAGATCGTATTCGTCTCAAGTTGATGCAGGCTATTGAATCTGAAAACATAAGCCAGATAGAGAAATACACAAAGCTGCTAGATGATGCACAAAAGAATACTGACAAGTTAGTATCCACTTTGGCAGGCATCCAGCCTCTAGATGATGTGTTTAAGAACTGGAACTTTATGTCAGTTAAGGCACAACTGGCAAGCCTACAGACATACTTTAATAATTTTGCAGGCTCTGCTGCTTCAGCCTTTGCTTCTCTAGGCGCAGCACAGCAAGCCTCTTTGGGTGGCTATAAGCCATTTGTAGGTGCAGCTATACCATCAAGCGGTGGGGCTTCTACATCAATGCCATCTACTGCTGGCCTAGGTACTTCTGGTACAGGCAGTCAATTGCCTACAGGAGTTACCATTAATGTCAATACTGGCATTGGAGACCCTAACGCTATTGCCGAGGCTATTGAGAATGTATTAGTTGAGGCTAATTACAGAGGCACTCTTAGAGGACTTATAGCTGTATGACATGGCTACCAGAATGGCGAATTACAGTAGGTGATGATGTTTATACAACTGTCACCTCTGTCTCTTTTGCATCTGGTCGCTTAGACATTGATCGGCAAGCAACCGCAGGTTACTGTCAAGTACAGATCATCAACACTACTGGCGCAGATTTCACCATCAATGTAACCGAGCCAATTACTTTAGAGCTAAAGAATGGCAGTGGCACTTATGTCACTGTATTTGGTGGCGAAGTATCAGACTTTAACATTAGTGTTAGAAGCCCAGAGGAAACTGGCTACATCACTACTGGCACAATTCTAGGTATTGGATCACTCGCTAAACTGACAAAAGCTGTCTATAACACTGCACTTGCAGAAGGCTTGGATGGCGCACAGATTGCAGCTATCTTAGGTGCAGCACTAAATCTGTCATGGGCAGAAGTGACTCCAACCCTTACTTGGGATACTTATCCAGCAACTCAAACATGGTTAGACGCTGAGTCCTACATTGGCACTATTGATACAGGCTTCTACACGATGATTGCTCTTGCAGCTAGTGCTTCTGCTAAGTCACAAACCCTTGCAGATCAAATTGCCACTAGCGCGCTCGGAACAGTCTATGAGGAAAAAGACGGAGATGTTTCCTATGATGACGCAGACCACAGATCTAATTATCTTGCAGCAAATGGCTTCACTAACCTTGATGGCTCGTATGCAACACCAAGCTCTATCACCTCAACAACTCAAATTGCTCGCATCCGTAACAGCCTTATCTATCGCTACTCCACAGGGTACGGCAGCACCTACAGTACCTCTGACGCGGACTCTATAGCTTCTTACGGACTCTTTGAGCGTTCTGTGGACTCCAACATCAAGAACCTCGGTGACATCACTGACATCGCCACACGCGAGTTAAACCTTCGCAAGAACCCTAGAGCTTCACTTGGTGCAATTACCTTTAGACTTGACAATCCAGACATTCCAACTGCCATGCTGGACAGCCTAATTGCAGTGTTTTTTGGTGAGCCTGTCTTAATTAATAACCTGCCAACTAACTTATTCGGCGGATCATTTGATGGCTTTGTTGAAAATGTAGCCCTACGCGCTACTCCTAGCTTTACTGAGATTACTCTCTACATCTCAGCTACAGACTTCTCACTATCGACTACACAATGGGAAACAGTATTGCCTGCCTCACTAATTTGGACAGGCGTAAATGCTATACTAACTTGGACAAACGCGACAGGAGCTTTAACCTAATGGCAACTACGACCCCGAACTATCTTTGGAGTGTTCCCACATCCAGTGATCTAGTAAAAAATGGCGCAACAGCCATCGAGACACTAGGCGATTCTGTCGATGCATCACTGTGGAACTCTGGCTATGGTCAAGCAGGCAAGAACAAGATTATCAATGGTGATATGAATATCTGGCAACGCGGAACTTCAATCACATCCAACAGTGGTTCTTGGGTTTATTCAGTAGATAGATTCCAGACTTACATGACAGTTACAACAGGCACTTGTGTGATTTCTCAGCAGACATTTACTCCGGGTACTGCTCCTGTTGCAGGTTATGAAGGCACATATTTTATGCGAGCTACTGCTCCAACAACAGGTTCTTCTGGTCTTAATTTTAGACAATCAATAGAAAATGTACGCACTTTAGCAGGCCAATCCGTTACTTTTTCTTTCTGGGCTAAGGCATCAGCTACTACTGCTGGAAAAATGAAACTCACGCAGAACTTTGGTTCTGGTGGTTCAGCCAGCGTTGATAGTGCTTTAACCTCAGTATCTTTCACAACTTCATGGGCGCGCTACTCAATGAGTGTTACTTTGGGTTCAGTTAGTGGTAAAACCATAGGAACTTCAAGTTTCTTAGATGCTTATTACTATACTGATAGCAATTTTTCTAGTGCTGCAACTATTGATTTCTGGGGTGTGCAGGTTGAATACGGATTAATCGCAACTCCATTCCAGACTGCAACGGGAACAATCCAAGGAGAATTAGCCGCTTGCCAGCGTTACTTGCCAGCAATTTTTACAAACTCGGCTTCTGAAATTGCCACAGGTTACAATGTCAGCACAACTCAGCCTTTTCTTTTTGTTTCTTTTCAAGTACCAGCAAGAGTTGCGCCAACTGGAATTACTGCAACTGCCGCTAATTATGCAGTTAGAAATACTGGTGGCACTCCTGTTGCTTTGACTGCTATTGCTTACAATAATGCTTCTGTTGTCGGTGCTGCCTTATTGGGAACTGTTGCCTCTGGCTTAGTGGCAGGACAAGGCACTACTGCTACATTAAACGGAACTCTATTATTTACAGGATGTGAGTTGTAAATGGAAACTTATCTAAACTTAGACGGCATTGAGTGCGTAATTATTACTAATGAGGATGGCTCTACTTGGTCAGGCTTAAAGTCTGCTTATGATGAAGCAAAGGCTAATGAAGCCAAGGCTCTCTAAAGCTGCTATCCAGTTACGGGAACAATTAGATGATTCCTTCCCAGATCGCGATAGGGCATCGGATGGTTGGGTCGGTGATACCCGACACGCTACTCGCAAGTCTGATCATAATCCAGATGAGCAGGGCTGGGTTCGTGCCATTGACATTGACGCAGACCTTTTCGGTGCAGGAGTCAAACCGCATATCATGCCAGACCTTGCAGATCAACTTCGAATCAGTTGCAAGTCTAAGGCAGAGAAGCGCATCTCGTACATTATTTTTAACGGCAGGATTGCGTCTCCCATACTTAACTGGAAATGGCGCAACTACAAAGGGGCTAACAAGCACACTCACCACATGCATGTCAGTTTTAAGAAAGAAGCTGACTTACTGGGTGACTTTTATTCGATACCTATGTTAGGCGGAAACTAATGAAGAACATTAAGCATCCTGCGTACTTAGCTGCTGGAGCATTCTTGGCAGCTTGGGCATCAACTAACTTTGCAGCAGATTACCGCGCAATCCTTTGGGCTGTGCTATCTGGTGTCTTTGGATATGCGAGTCCTAAAAAGTGACACAGTCTGACTTCTTTACTCTATACATAGCAACACTGGCAATCATTGGTGGCCTGTCAGGTTATGTAATTACCCACTTGTTGTCTGAGATTAAAAGACTCAACACACGAGTCGATGAAATCTATAACATCCTATTAGACAGGTAACATTCTGCTATGGCAAGAAAAGCAAAACAGCTAGAGGAACAAGGTTACTCAAAGCTAGATGCTTATTGCATTGGATTGCATGAGTATTGGAAGTCATTGCGCAAGGCAGGATTTGCTGAGGGCATTGCGTTATTTATGATTACTGATACACAATCATATCCTGCATGGATTCTGCCAGACCCAGTCGATCCAAATAGGTTCGGCGATTACGAAGATGAGGACGATGACTAAACGCCGATACTTGGTCATATCGGATTTACAAATCC